TTAATCAAACAGACCCTTCTTATCAATTACATGTAAACACTAGTGCTAATGAAGGGATATTTTTAAAAGGTTCAGGTGCAGGTGTTTGGATGAACATACAAACAACAGGAAAATTATGGTCAATAGGGGCACAAACTGATGGATTTGGTGTTTATCAAAGAACAGATAGTACTTATGCATTATTTATAAGAGATAATGGTTTTATGTCAATAGGTAATGCAACTACTGCAACTTATAAATTTAATGTATATACTGATACAGATGTATGGCACATGGCAGTAGGAGGTTCAACAGGTCAATTAAGAATAGGTGGTCAAACAGGTACAGGAGCAGTAATACAAGCATATACACCTGCCGGAGTAACTAGAAATCTTTATATACAAAGAGATGGTGGTAATGTATCAATAGGTACTTCTACTGATACCAATCATAGATTAACGGTAAATAGTTCCACTGCAGCAGGTCAAGTTAGAATTACGGGGACAGCACCTACTGTTTATTTTACAAATACATTAACTGACCCTGCAACCTATGTAGGTTTAGTAGGATTAGCAACTCAAACTAATAACTTTTTTACAGGAACGGCAGCAGGTGATTTTGTAATGTATAATTCGGCTAGTGGATATAAATTATTTGTTGTAAATTATAGCGGAGGTGTTTACTTAACAAGTGGTGCAACATCTTGGACTGCTAACTCGGATATTAGACTTAAAAATATAAATAGTCATATTGATAACGCAGTTGAAAAATTATCTACCTTGCAGACTATTAATTTCTCATACAAAAATGACAAGTTTAAAAAACAAAACCTTGGTTTAATAGCACAAGAAGTAGAAAAGATATTCCCTGAACTAATTGATAAAAATAATGAAGGAATGTTAGGGGTAAGATATACGGAATTAGTGCCTGTATTAATCAAAGCAATTCAAGAACTTAAATTAGAAATAGAAACTTTAAAAAATAAATAAAATGAAAGAAATTCAACCCGTAACAATGTGGAATGGGGTAGAAGGAATCTACTTAAATGCTTGGGGCACCAATGTAACCCTGAACATAAGTGCAGTATTTAGTTATAATATCCTAAATGCTAGTCAAGAAAGATTAGTAGAGGGAGAGTTGATTATGACAGGCGAAGCATATACTCAATGGACTGTTGACCAATACGCTTGGGATTGGATAGCCGAACAATTAAACCTTACAATTATAGGCGACTATGTTCCACCTGTTATTGAGGAGGTAAAATCAAGTAGTATTTAAATAATAAAATAAAATAAAATGGCAAAAACAATTGAACCAATTTCTTCTTGGCAAAATGGAGAAGAAAAGCAAGCAACAGTATTTGTATTAACGTCATCATACGATAACTTATCTACAACTGCAAATTTTCAGTATCAGCTAAACGAGCCTTTACCAAACCCTGCTCCTACCTATCCTGTGTATAATACTTTGGTGAATGGTTCATTAACCATATCAGGACAAGATTACTTGGATTGGGATGCTGCTACAGATGCAAACGAATGGGCATATACTTGGGCTGCAACGCAATTAAAACTTGTAATTATTCCTGATGAAACTATTGCATAGTTCAATAAATATTCATTACTTTTACATAACTATGTATAAGCATAGTTATATTAACTAAATCAAATCAAATGAAGTACAAAGACCTAAACATTCTAGTGGCGTCAATTAATGCCGTTATTGGTGGTCAAGAGACCAAAATTCAAAAAAAGTTATTTAAGTTGTATGAGAAGGTAAAGCCTTTTCACGAAGAGTATAACAAGCAACGTGATGAACTACGCTTGGATAATGCTGCAACTGACGATAAAAATGTCCTTTTAACAGATGAAAAAGGAGAGTATAAGTTCAACAAAGAAGGTGTTAAGAAGTTAACCAAAGACGTTGAGGCTTTAAATGAAAAAGAATTTGAGTTTAAGCCTATTGAAGTTATTAACACCAACGGATTAGAAAAGTTCACATTCTTAAAAGATTGGACTACAGGTATTGAGTTTATTGAAGAAGAAGAGGAGGAACTATAATGGATATTCGTAAAATATCAATAGGACCTGATTACAAAGGCGGTGCTATGCACTATATTGTAGGTCAGAAAATCCTTGGCGATACTAACGAAATTCATCTTATCAGGCTTAACCCTGAGAAAGAATCTATCCAAATCTTTATTATAAATGAGAAGGCGGAGGTGGTGCTTTGGAAAGAGTTCACCTCCACCATTCCCATATCCATTGAATATAACATCAATATCTAATGCAGTCTCCATTCTACTTCATAGCTAAACCTGTGAATGGAAGAAGGTATGACAATACAAAAGAGATAGGAGGCGTTGACTTTATTGTCAGCACCTCCGAGGAAGACCATAAGTTTTCTAATCGATTTGCAGAGGTCGTTGAACTTCCATTGGGTTACAAAGGTCCCATCAGGGCAGGTGACACCTTACTTGTGCACCATAACGTATTCAAGTTTTATAATGATATGCGAGGTAGGCAAAAAAGCGGTAAGTCATTCTTTAAAGACGACCTATTTTTTATCGAGACCGAACAGTTCTATATGTATAAGCACGACTCCACGTGGAACGCTTACGACAGATACTGCTTTATCAAACCCGTACCTGCAACTGAAAGCTATATTAAGAAGCCATTCTCAGAAGAACCCTTAATGGGAATAATGAAGTACCCTAACGAGTACTTACTTGAGCGTGGTATAAAAGCAGGAGATATGGTATGCTTTTCCCCTGATAGCGAATACGAGTTTACAGTAGATGAAGAGAAGTTATATAGGATGTACGACCACCAAATAACAATCAAATTATGAATCTAATCACATTCGACAACATTATTAAAGACCCTTTATCTTATGTATCAGATATACACTTGCACGAATTTCAAGACGTGGCAGACGGGGAGCACACTTTCAGAAACATTCAGCCAAGGGATAGTAACGATGAGTTTGCCTTATACGTCACTAATTTATTTCTTGGTTACAAGGTAGACTTAAACTTTATTCGTAAGTCACCACTCCATCAAGAAGAGCCAAATTTTGTACATACAGATGAGATGATGGGTGATATTACCTGTCTTTTGTATTTAAACGAGCAGGCACCCGAGGATGACGGGACTACTATCTACGATGAGGACAAGAAGCCATTACTTACAATGTACTCTAAGTTTAATCGTATGATAGCCTTTAATGCAGAGGCTCCACATTCACGCAATATTTTTGATAACTTTGGAGAAGCAGAAACTGCAAGGTTGGTACAGATAATTTTCTTAAAAGCTAAGTAATGAGAGACACTAAAGAAATAAAATTACGCATTATTGAAGCGGGGTATAAAGCTGTTAGTCATCTTATAAAGGTAGCTGAGGAAGATATTATTAATACTGAGTCAGATACAGATGTGTCTGCAGATAAGATGAAGAACGCAGCGGCAGCTAAGAAATTAGCCATATTTGATGCGTTTGAGATATTAAGTAGAATAGAAACAGAGAAAGAAAATTTGGATTCCGCAGACAGAGGAATAAGTAAAACAGATACAAAACAAGGATTTGCAGAAAGAAGGTCAAAGCAATAGTTTATGCCGTATAGTTGAAAGTCATATACCGGCTTCCGTCATCTCTAATAAAAATAGAGTGAGGTCGTGGTTGTATGGTTATAATCCTCAGTACGATGTTATTGTTATCTCAAAGACCGGACAGATAGGGCAGGTAGTAGAGATAGAGGGATTATTTATTGCTCTTCCTGCTATACCCGATAAGTGTCTTCAAAGACACTCCACTAAAGCTGAACAGTATTGGGAGCGTCACGACCTTCCCCGTGAGTTAGCTAAAATTCAATCCATATTTCAATGGAACGAAAAGCCAAAAGAATTTAAAGACCGTTGGGTTGATTATATTGAAAAAGAATTTGACTACAGGGAACAGGGATATTGGTTTATGAACAATGGTGTCAAAACCTACATAACCGGTTCTCATTATATGTACCTGCAGTGGTCAAGTATTGACATAGGCTATCCTGATTTTCGGGAAGCGAATAGAATATATTGGATATTTTGGGAAGCCTGCCGTGCAGACCCGAGGTCATTTGGTATGATATACCTAAAGATTAGACGTTCGGGATTCTCATTTATGTCATCTTCAGAGTGCGTTAACATAGGTACGCTCGCACGTGACGCACGTATAGGTATCTTATCTAAGACGGGTGCCGATGCTAAAAAGATGTTCACAGATAAGGTTGTCCCCATTAATAGTCGACTTCCTTTCTTTTTTAAGCCAATAATGGATGGTATGGACAAGCCAAAGACTGAGTTGGCATTTAGGGTTCCTGCATCTAAGATTACTAAAAAGAATATGTACGAAGCCAACGACAATGAGATTGACGGATTAGATACATCAATAGATTGGAAGAATACGGAAGACAACTCCTATGATGGAGAGAAGCTACTCTTCTTGGCTCACGATGAGTCAGCCAAGTGGACTAAGCCTGTAAACATTAAAGAGAATTGGCGTGTAACTAAAACGTGTCTTAGGTTAGGTAGTAAAATTATTGGTAAGTGTATGATGGGTTCAACCTCAAACGCATTATCAAAAGGGGGACAGAACTACAAAGATATTTACGAAGATTCAAATGTAAAGGTTCGTAACGCCAACGGACAGACTAAAAGTGGCTTATATGCCCTATTTGTACCTATGGAGTGGAATATGGAAGGATTCATTGATAGATATGGTCATCCTGTATTTCGCAAGCCTGTTGAGGCTGTAATGGGTGTGGATAACAATTGGATTATAAATGGAGCCATTGATTATTGGGAAGCGGAGGTAGACTCGTTAAAGAGTGATGCTGATGCATTGAACGAATTTTATCGTCAGTTCCCACGCACAGAGTCTCACGCTTTCAGAGATGAGAGCAAGCAGGCTTTATTTAATTTAACCAAATTATATCAACAGATTGACTATAACGACTCAATGATTAAGGGACAATACCTTACTCGTGGGTTATTCTCGTGGAAAGATGGTATAAAAGATACTCAGGTAATATGGACGCCTGATACTCGTGGTAGATTTAATATTGCTTGGGCACCGCCTAAGCATATGCAGAATAATATTCACATACGCAATGGAATTAAATATCCCGGTAACGAGCATCTTGGTTCATTTGGTTGTGACTCCTATGACATCTCAGCCGTAGTTGGTGGACGTGGTTCTAATGGTGCATTGCACGGTATGACTAAGTTTCATATGGATGACGCTCCTGTTAATCAATTTTTTTTAGAATATATTGCTCGTCCACAAACAGCAGAAATATTTTTTGAAGAAGTGTTAATGGCTTGCATATTCTACGGAATGCCTATCTTAGTGGAGAATAACAAACCAAGACTTTTATACCATATAAAAAATAGAGGATACCGAGGTTTCTCTGTTAATAGACCGGATAAGCAAATGGCTAAGTTAACAAAGACTGAGCGTGAGTTAGGAGGTATTCCAAACTCATCAGAAGATGTAAAACAAGCACACGCTTCTGCAATCGAGTCTTACATTGAGAAATTTGTAGGATTAGATTTAGAAGCAAAATATAGAGACCCTGAGGAGATGGGCACAATGCCATTTACAAGAACACTTGAGGATTGGGCGAGGTTTGATATAAACGACAGAACAAAATTTGATGCGTCTATTAGTTCGGGATTATGTATAATGGCAAATCAAAAGCACTTATATATGCCGGAGAAAAAAGAATCAAATTTAATTATTAACTTTGCTAAGTACAAAAACGATGGAACAACAAGTCAATTAGTTAGATAGATGGCGTGTTTATATAGACATATAAGAAAAGACATTCAAATGCCATTTTATATTGGCATTGGATTAGATACAAAAAGGGCGTATTCTAAGACACATAGAAATGCCTATTGGAAGTCAATAGTTGGTAAAACAGACTATGAAGTAGAGGTTTTATTTGATGAAATAGATTATGAATATGCAAAAATTAAAGAAAAAGAATTTATTGCATTATATAAAAGAAGAAAAGATGGCGGAATATTGTGTAATTTGACTTTAGGTGGGGATGGTGTTTTAGGTATAGTTCACAGTGAAGAAGCAAGAGAAAAAATGGGTGCTCCTAACAAAGGAAAAACTATTTCTGAATGGCATAAAAAAAGAATATCAGAGTTTTGGAAAGGAAAACCAACTCCTGAAAAAACAAAGAAAAAGATGTCTGAAAGTGCGTTAGGACAAAAAAACCATATGTATGGAATTAAAGCATCTGAAGAGACAAAACAAAAAATGAGTATTTCTGCTAAAAAAGGAGAAGATAGCAAACTTTCAAAATTAACAGAATCAAATGTATTAGAAATAAGAGATTTATATAAAAAAGAAATTAGTTCACGTAAATTAGCAAAAATGTTTAATGTGCAAAAAAGTTGCATATTATCTATTATTCATAAAAAAACTTGGAAACACATATAGAGTATGAAGAATGTAACAGTACAAATAAATGCAACCTCGTTTCCGAGTCAAATGGCTACAGATGCTGAGAGGGCGTCTGATGAATTTGGATTACAAGTTGCTCAAAGTATACAGTTTGAGTGGTTCCGTAAAGATGGTAACTCTTGTAGGTACTATAGCCAATGGAGAGATTTCCGTAGGTTAAGGCTATATGCAAGAGGTGAACAGCCTATTGGTAAATATAAAAATGAGTTAGCTGTTGATGGCGATTTGTCTTATTTAAATTTAGATTGGACTCCTGTTCCTATTATTCCAAAGTTTGTTGACATTGTTGTTAATGGAATGTCTGATAGGCTTTTTAAAGTTAAGGCGTATGCACAAGATGCAATGTCTCAAGCTAAAAGAAGTAAGTATCAGGATATGGTTGAGTCTCAGATGGTATCAAAAGATATTTTAACAACGATAAAAGAGAAGACAGGTGTTGATACATTTATGATGGACCCTGAGCAACTTCCTGAAACAGATGAAGAGTTGTCGTTGTATATGCAGCTTAAGTTTAAGCCTGCTATTGAGATTGCAGAAGAGGAAGCAATCAATACTATTTTTGACGAGAATCATTATGATGATTTAAGAAAAAGACTTGACTATGATGCAACAGTAATTGGTATTGAGGTTGCAAAACACGAATTTTTACAAGGTACAGGCGTTCAGATTTCATATGTTGACCCTGCTAATATTGTTTATAGTTATACTGAAGACCCATTCTTTAAAGATTGTTTTTATTGGGGTGAGATTAAAACACTTCCAATAGGTGAGTTAATGAAGATTGACCAATCTTTAACTAGAGAAGATTTACAAGAAATTACACAATACAGCCAAGCGTGGTATGATTATTATAACGTATCACAGTTTTCCGAAAACAGTATGTTTAATCGTGATACTTGTACTTTATTATATTTTAATTATAAGACCACTAAAAAAGTAGTTTACAAAAAGAAAACTTTAGAGGGTGGCGGTTCTCGTATTATTGAGAAAGATGAAACTTTTAATCCTCCTACCGAAATGATGGAGGAAGGTAATTTTGAGAAGATAGAGAAGACTATTGACGTTTGGTATGAAGGTATTATGGTAATGGGTACCAATATCTTATTGCAGTGGAAACTTTCTGAGAATATGGTTCGCCCTAAGTCAGCATCTCAGCACGCACTACCAAACTATGTAGCTTGTGCTCCACGTATGTACAAGGGAGTTATTGAGTCGTTATGTAGAAGGATGATACCATTTGCTGATTTGATTCAAATCACACATTTAAAATTACAACAAGTTATTGCTCGTACAGTTCCGGATGGCGTCTTTATTGATGCTGATGGTCTAAACGAGATTGACCTAGGTACGGGTAACGCATACAATCCTGAGGACGCTTTAAGATTATACTTCCAAACGGGTAGTGTAATTGGTAGAAGTTTTACGCAAGATGGTGACTTTAACAATGCAAGAGTGCCTATCACTCAGTTAAACTCTAACTCAGGTGCTGCTAAAACGCAGATGCTGATTACTAATATGAACCACTACGTTGATATGATTAGGTCTGTGACCGGTCTTAACGAAGCGAGAGATGGCTCTAACCCTGACCCTAACTCATTAGTTGGTCTACAAAAGATGGCTGCATTAAACTCCAATACTGCTACAAGACATATCCTTGATGGTTCTTTGTATGTTTATCGTTCATTAGCAGAGGCTTTGACTTATAGAGTTGCAGACATTTTGCAATATGCTGACTTTAAAGACGAGTTTGCCAATCAAATTGGCAAGTACAATGTATCTATATTAGACGAGATTAAAGACCTATATATTTATGACTTTGGTATATTCATTGAGGTCTCACCTGATGAAGAACAAAAGGCACAATTAGAAGGCAATATCCAAATGGCATTGTCTAAAGGTGACATTAACCTTGAAGATGCAATTGACATACGTGAGATTCGCAATATTAAACTTGCTAATCAATTACTTAAGATGAAGCGTATTAAGACGCAAGAGCGTTTAGAGAAGAATGAGATGCAGAAGCAGGCAATGATTGCTCAACAACAATTGAAGTCTCAAGAGATGGCAGGTCAGGTTGCAATGCAGAAGATTGACTTGGAGACAAGGTCTAAGATGCAGATTAAACAAGCAGAGGTAGCTTTTGATATTCAAAAAATGGAGAAAGAAGCGGAGATGAAATCTTATCTAATGCGTGAGGAGTTTGATTATAATTTGCAGCTTCGTGGTATGGAGACAAGTAATATAAATACTAGAGAGCAGACAAAAGAGGATGCTAAAGCCAAAAGAATTAGCCAACAAAATACAGAACAATCTAAATTAATTAATCAAAGGAAGAACAATCTACCTCCAATAAGTTTTGAATCAAATGAGGATAGCTTGGATGGTTTTGATTTAGCTGAATTTGAGCCTCGTTAAAATGTCGAAATTTTTATCTATTTTTGTATAAATAAAATCAAATCAAATGGAATATAAAGTTAGAGCCGTAGAAATGCTTGAACCAAAAAGCGTTCAAGAAGTAGAGAAGCAGTTACTTGATAAACACGAAGATTCGTTAAGTCAAGAAAATAATGAAGCAGATAAAGAGGTTATAATAGACCCCGTACCTGCAGGTGTTGATTTAAAGGATGAAGATGTTCTTTCATATATTGGTAAGAGATATAATAAGCAGATAAATTCATTGGATGAATTGGTAGCTGAGCGTAAAGAAGCTGAGCAATTGCCTGAAGATGTAGCTGCTTATATGAAATACAAAAAGGATACGGGACGTGGGTTTGACGATTTTTTAAAGTTAAATAAAGACTTTGATACAATGAGTCCTGACCAACTCCTTAAAGAATACCTTTCTTCCACACAGGAAGGTCTTGATAGTGATGACATTGAGACGTTAATGGATGAGTACAAGTTTGACACTGATTTAGATGATGAGTCAACCGTTAAAAAGGCAAAAATCGCAAAAAAGAAAGTTCTTGCTGAAGCCAAGAAATATTTCACTTCCCAAAAGGAACAATATAAAATGCCCCTTGAGTCAAGAACGGCATTTATTCCAAATGAGGAGAAAGAAATATACGATAGCTATAAGCAATATACCCAACAGGCAAAGACCATAGAAGAGGAGAACAATCGTAAACGTCAATGGTTTGACCAAAAGACGAACGATGTTTTTAGCGGAGAGTTCAAAGGTTTTGAGTTCAATGTTAATGACAAGAAGTTCACGTTTGCTCCCGGAGACGCTAGTGAGTTAAAAAAGAACCAAGCTACACCACAGAACTTTATTAACAAGTTCTTAGATGGGCAAGGTTTAATGAAAGACGCAGCAGGCTATCATAGGTCATTGTCGATAGCAATGCATCCTGACAAATTTGCTAAATTCTTTTATGAACAAGGGTTATCTGATGCTACTGAAGATGTTATGCGTAAAACCAAAAACATCAATATGTCAGAGCGTAAAGCACCCGAGGTTAGCAAATCAACGAATGGAATGCAGGTGAAAGCGATAAACCCTGATTCAGGACGAAACCTGAAAATTCGCAGTATGAAAAAAATATAAACAATTAAAATTTTAAAAAAATGGCAAGTGCACTTTTAAGTTCCCCTACCTTCGCCCTGCAGCCTTCTGCAGAACAGGTAGCGTTACAAACAAATTACATTACCAACTTCAACTTTTTGACTCAGTATCTTCCTGATACTTATGAGAAAGAATTTGAGCGTTATGGTAATAGAACAATCGCATCTTTCTTACGTATGGTAGGAGCAGAGATGCCTTCTAATTCTGACCAAATCAAATGGGCAGAGCAAGGACGTTTACACATCAAGTACACAAGTTGTACTTCAGCAGCAGCAGCAGCCGCTTCAACAGCGACTTTTACTGTAGCTGATAGTGGTGTAACTTACATAGCTATTCGTGTTGGACAAACTTTGATGATTCAAAACAACTCAACAGGTGTTTTCAACAAGGCTATCGTAACAGCAGTTCCTTCAGCAACTACTTTCACAGTAGCTTACTATGAGACTGCAGGTCAAGCATTCGCAGTTTCTACAGCTTGTACCGTATTCATTTATGGTTCTGAGTTTAAGAAAGGAACTAACGGAATGGTTGGTTCATTAGAATCAGAAGATGACATCTACACTAACAACCCTATTATCATTAAAGATAAGTATGCGGTTAATGGTTCAGATATGGCTCAAATTGGATGGGTTGAAGTTACTACTGAGAACGGTGCTACAGGATACTTGTGGTATTTGAAATCAGAGCACGAGACTCGTTTACGTTTTGAAGATTACTTAGAGACTTCAATGATTGAAGCTGTTCCCGCTGCATCTGCTTCAGGTGCTGCAACTGCAGGCTTTATTGGTTCTCAAGGTATTTTCTACGTTGTAAACAATCGTGGTAACGTTTGGGGTGGTGGTACTCCAACAACTTTATCTGATTGGGATTCTATCGTTTCTCGTTTAGATAAGCAAGGTGCTATCGAAGAGAACGTAGTATTCGTAAATCGTGGATTAAGTTTCGATATTGACAATATGTTGGCTCAATTGAATGGCTATACCGCAGGTAGTGCTTCTCAATCAGCTTCATATGGTCTTTTCGATAACGATGTTGATATGGCGTTAAATTTAGGTTTCACAGGATTCCGTAGAGGTTACGATTTCTACAAGTCTGATTGGAAATACTTAAATGACCCAACAATGCGTGGTGGTTTAAGCAGTGCTGCTGCAACTGCAACCGGTACTATTACAGGTTTAATGGTTCCTGCAGGTTCTACTTCAGTGTACGACCAAATAATGGGAAAGAATGCTAAGCGTCCTTTCTTACACGTTCGTTACCGTGCTTCTGAAGCTGAAGACCGCAAATACAAGACTTGGATTACAGGTTCTGCCGGTGGTGCCGCTACAAGCGACTTAGATGCAATGGAGGTTAACTTCCTTTCTGAGCGTTGCGTATGTACCTTGGGTGCTAACAACTTCGTGTTATTCCGTTATGGATAATAGGTAGTAAATATAATTGGAGGGTGTCTTCAAAGACACTCTCCTTTTTTTAAATTAAATCAAATTAAATCTTATAAAAATGTCAAAAGTTATATCTTCTGTAGATAAAGTTTACAGATTAAAAATAGGTAATCCGCTATCATATACGTTAGCGTCAAGAAACCATCCTCGATTCCCACTAATGTGGTTTGACGAGAAAAACAACCAAAACCGTGCTCTTAGGTATTCTATAAATCAGAAGTCTCCTTTCGAGGACGAGCAAGATGGGAATGCTATTATTGAACCAATCATCTTTGAAGATGGGTTCTTAAGAGTGCCAAGAACAAACCCCGTACTACAACAGTTTTTACATTACCATCCATTAAATGGTAATATTTTTGTTGAAATAGACAAAGAGAAAGACGCAAGTGCTGAGGTTGAAGATTTAAATATTGAAGTTGATGCTTTAGTGGAGGCTCGTCAGCTTACACTTGACCAAATTGAAACCTTAACAAGAGTGATGTTTGGTAAAGACCCATCTACCGTATCTACTGCTGAGTTAAAGCGTGATATATTGGTATTTGCTAAAAGAGACCCAAGAGAGTTTTTAAATATATTGAATGACCCTGAATTAAAATTCCAAGCCAAAGTCCGTACATTTTTTGAAAACAAGTTATTGGTATTAAGAAATGGCGAGAAAGAAGTATGGTTTAATACAGCTACTAATAAAAAGAAGATGTTGTCAGTTCCTTTTGGAGAAGACCCTTTTAGTATGGTAGCCCATTTCTTACAAAGTGATGAAGGTATAGATTCGCTAAAAATGTTAGAAGCAACTTTGTCGTAGATATATTTGGTTATTGATAGATTGATAGGTTAGAGAGGGTACTGATTGTGCCCTCTTTTTTTTATGTATATTTGTAAAAAAGAACTAATGATAAACTCAGTAAGAAATGCGGTATTGTCTGTGTTGAATAAGAACAACTATGGATATATCTCTCCTTCTGATTTCAATCTGTATGCTCAAAATTCACAGATGGAGATTTATGAGGAGTATTTTAACAATTACAATAAGGTTATAAATGCAGAAAATGCTCGATTGTCGGGTGTAGACTATGCTGATATGGAACAACCAACAGCAGAAGTATTAGAATATTTTCTACGAACAGACTATTTAACAAAAATAGCTGCTAACAAATTCTCAATGCCTACTCCTGCGACAACAGGCTATTACACTTATATGTTATTGGACATCAAGTGTAGACCGGTTACATTGAAAACGGGTACAAATACATCCGTAGTTAGTAGTCAGCTAGTTGATAGTACTGCTACATTTTTATCAGATGATATTTCAGCAGGTGACGTTGTTACTAACATAACAACAGGTTTAGTATCTACTGTAACATCGGTAGTTAGTAATACCGTATTAGCATTAGACTCAAATATATTTTTAGCTTCTGCAAACTCTTATGGAGTTTTTTCTTCATCTACTAATGTTCAAGCTGAAAAAGTAATTAATAATAAACTTACGTTGTTGGTTAATTCAAATTTAACGCAACCAACAAATGAGTTCCCTGTTTACGCATTACAAGGCTCAGAATTGACTTTTTATCCTACAACGATAAGTAATAAGGGGCAAGTAGAATCAACCTATTTTAGGTATCCTGCGGTTCCAAAATGGACATATATAACACTTACTAATGGTGAGCCTGTGTTTGACCAATCTCAAAATGATTATCAAGACTTTGAACTGCCTCCTGAAGATGAATATAAGTTAATTACAAGGATTCTTCAGTATTGTGGTGTATCTATTCGTGAGACTGAGGTTACGCAATTTAGTATGGCGAAAGAACAACAAGAACAAAATCCATAAAAATTTAAGATATGGCATATATATCACAGTATCAATATTATGAGAATGGAGGTGTAGTACCTGAGGACGCCAATTGGGGGTCTTATCAGTTTATTAGCCTAACTGACATAGTCAATAACTTCTTATTGATGTATGCAGGAAACCATTCTTTAGTTAATAACGAAGAACGTTATAAAATATTATTTCACGCAAAACGTGCTATTCAGGAATTAAATTATGATGCTTTTAAAGAAATTAAAGTATTAGAGTTAACTGTTCCTGACACATTAAGATTTATTTTACCTTCTGACTATGTCAATTGGGTGCGTGTATCTTTATACAAAGATGGTTGGCTTAGACCTTTAACTGAGAATATTCAAACACTTTCATCCAAGGCTTATCTTCAAGACAATACAGGAAGAATTTTGTTTGACCAATATGGAAACGCATTATCTCCTCAGTACTCAACTATTGACTTGGAGAGATTAGCTAAAACAAAAAAGAGTATTTATCTTAACCAAGGCAATCAGTACAATGGGCAATTAGGATGGAACTATGATGGGATGTGGTATTTTGAAGCAAACATAGGTGCTGCGTATGGTTTAAATACAGAGACTGCAAATTTTAATCCTACTTTTAATATTGATAGAAAGTCAGGAGTTATTAACTTTGACTCATCGATGTCGGGGTTGTCTTGTATTCTTGAGTATGTGTCTGATGGTATGGAGCAGGGAGACAATTCTTTGATTACGGTAAACAAGTTATTTGAAGCATATATTTATGCAGCAGTTGAATATGAGATACTTAGTTCTAAACTTGGTGTCCAAGAATATATTGTTGCCCGTTCTCGTAAAAAAAGAAAGGCTTTGTTGAGTAATGCTAAAATAAGAATCAGTAACATTCATCCCGGTAGACTCTTAATGAATATGAGAGGTATGGACAAGCAAATAAAATAAAATGGCAAATTTTACAAGAAACTTTATAGCAGGTAGAATGAACAAGGTAGTAGACCAACGTTTACTTCCTGAGGGTGAGTATGTTGACGCTATGAATATTAGGATGGGTTCAACCGAGAACGCTGAGATGGGAGTAGTAGAGAATACAAAGGGAAACCTTTCTCTTACTACATTAAAATATAATGGAACATCTCTTAGTTCATCAGCAAGATGTATCGGTGCAATTGAGGATAGTGCAAATGAAACCATCTATTGGTTTGTTCACGACTCAGCTTTCCCGGTAGGTGCTACAGGTAAACTTGACTTAATTGTTTCTTTTAATGTTTTTACCAACATATTAACTTATCACGTAATAAGCATTAACGATGGTGCAAACGTTAATACTGTGTTAAACTTTAACCCAAGTTATTTGATTACGGGTGTAAATATATTAAACGATTTATTGTTTTTTACGGATGATTACAATGCACCTAGATTTATAAATACCAACAGAAATTACGCTAACCCCGTATCTAATATAGACCAATTTACAGCAGAGTCTTTACTTGTAATTAAGAAGCCACCGGTAGAATCTCCTGATGTACAACCTATTGTAACTAATGGGCAAGAGAATTTTTTAACTACAAGATTTATTTGTTTTGGTTATAGGTATAGATATATTGACGGAGAGTATAGTGCTACATCTCAGTGGTCTCAACCTGCTTTTGTACCTAATGCGTTTAGTTTTAGTACTGATAGTTTTTTAAACGAGGGGATGACCAACTTTTGTAACTCTGCAATAATCACATACAACTCAGGAAGTTCTCTTGTAGTTGGTGTTGATTTGCTATTTAAAAGAGCAGATGGCACTGTTATAAAAGTTATTGAGAAACTTGATAAGGCTGATTTAGGTCTTGCAAATAATACCGAGTACCAATACACATTTACCAACAGTAAGATATTTACAATACTATCCGAGTCTGAATTATTAAGATTGTACGACAACGTACCTAGATATGCCAAGGCTCAGACTATTATGGGAAATAGATTAATGTATGGTAACTACATAGAAGAATATGACTTAGTTGACCAATATGGCGTACCGGTTAAGTTTGAATATACTACTGACTTGGTTTCATTACCTATTGGTAATTCTACTATAAACGATGCTACGTCAACAGGAAATTATAACATTAACGGAAGCGTAAGTGTTCCAAGTTCAATAGTTTCTTTTAATTTAACAGGTAAAAGTTTGGTCGCAGGTTCTTCTATTAATTTAGAAGTAACAATTGAGCACTCTCAATTTTCAGGTCAAACTCCATTCCCTACACAAGAAACTACTGATGTAGGATTAGATTTTGCATTTATTTTGTCTACAACATATACATCTGTATATGAATTAGCAACAAGTGTTGAATTTCAAAATGTTGTAGGTACATCGGCAAACATTCAATCATTTGCAACCGCTTGTACAGGAACAACATTTACTGACTCAGTAAACTGCTTATTGCCAAATACTTTAGATGCTTATACAGCTATAGGAAGTGGTATAAGTGCAGTAGCACAACCTGTTGGAATTATAACAAGCCCTAGTAGCAGTTGGATTGGATTACAATTTATTGCTCAAAAATTTGTTGACAATACAGTTACACCTACGCAAACATTTTATGAATACTATCAGGTGGTTTTAGCACAAGCAAGTTTTCAAGAAATAGCAAATCCACAAAGTTTACATAGCAATAGAGACTATGAGATTGGTATAGTTTATATGGATGAGTTTAATAGAGCATCAACTGCTCTTGTAAGTCCTAATAATACAGAGCACGTTCCTTGTGGATTATCTGCATTTAAAAATTCAATCAAAGTAACAATACCTGCTACTCAAAAACCTCCGGGATGGGCTACTAGGTATAAGTTTGTAATAAAGCCTGACCAAGAGAATTATGAGACAATTTATTGTAGCATATTCTTTCAAGACCCTTTAACCAACAATGCGTACTTTTTATTAGAAGGAGAGAATGCAAGAAAGGTAGAAGCGGGAGATAGGTTAATTGTGAAAGCTGATTCAAGTGGACCAACATCATCTTGCGTATATGCAACTGTTCTTGAAAAATCTTCTCAATCGTCAGACTTTATTGAAATACCAACTGAATTAGACCCTGCAGTATTTATACCAATTCCTGCGGGAGTTTATATGAAAATAAACCCAAATAGCTTTAATACAGTTCAAGATGAGTATGCTATTATTGCTCCGGGTAAAATAACAGTAACAGCACCAAGAAGTAATCCGGGTACATTCCCTATTTTAAATTACCCAATGAATACTTATGATGCAGCTACAACTGCTTGGGTTGATTATACTGTTCCTGCAGGAAGTAGAATTGTATTTAGCATAAAACAATTTAGAGGTGGTAGCGGATGTCAATGTGAGGAAAGAACAAATACTTTAGAAAAAACATTTATTTCTTCAAGTACATACGATAATATGTATGATTGGTTTGTTGGAGATAATATAGAGCAGTTTTTAGATGATGGCACTAGATATGCTTCTTGTGGAGATGCTATACCTGAAAATACATTTGTTGCGGGTACGGGAAATCCTGTAGTTCCTACTAATAGTGGAATTAATTATTATCAATTTTATAGGGACCCTGCAACTCTTGAATTATATTTAATGATTACAGGAACAATAAGTTGTCCGGGTTTGGGTTATCCTAATGCTCGTGCATCTAATGTTGAAGTAAACATTACCGTGTTCCGCTCTGAAAAGAATTTAATATTTGAGACAGAGCCTACTGACGCTCTTCCGGATGTGTTTTTTGAAAACGAGATGTCTTTTGCTATTACGGGTGGTAACCATATGGGTAACCTCCAAAACCAAAATATAGGAGCAGGGACATCTGCTATAATTGACACTAAGTTTTTTAACTGCTTTGCATTTGGAAACGGAGCGGAGAGTTACAAGATTCGTGACTCAATCATTGGCAACTCATTTAACTTTGGTAACAGGGTTACAAGCGTATCTGCTCAGAACTATAAAGAGTCTGATAGATTTGCCGACATCACATATAGTGGTGTTTATAACGCTGAGTCAAATGTTAATAAGTTAAACGAATTTAATTTAGGTCTATTAAACTATAAAAACTTAGAAACTTCTTTTGGGGAGATATTTATATTAGACGGAAGACAAACTGACGTACTTGTATTACAAGAAGATAAGGTTTCATACGTATTAGCTGATAAAAATTTATTATCAGATTCTACAGGCGGTGGTGTCGTAGCTTCAGTTCCTGAGGTATTAGGCACACAGATTGCCCGTAGCGAAAAGTATGGTATTAGTTTTAACCCTGAGAGTTATATTCAATGGGGATATGATAGATATTTTACTGACGTAAAGCGTGGTGCTGTTATTCAACTACGTGGTAACTCTTATTCTAACGAGGAACTAAAAGTTGTATCTGAAATGAATATGAGGACTTGGTTTAGAGATACATTCAATGAATCTTTTAATACTCAAAAACTTGGTGGTTTTGACCCTTATATGAATGAGTATGTCTTAACAAGTAATACTATTGCTATACCATCAAATCCTCAGTGCTTAAATTGTGGTATCACTCAGACATTTACATTGTCATCTGCTACAAGTGCAACAACAACTTATTGTGTTGACTTAGGTCCAACCATAGGAAACACAGACATTAACTATACTGTTTCTTCAATAAGTGCAAGTGGTAATTTCCAAATAGTGGCGACTTACAATGCAATAGCTTATTCTACAGGAGTAGTTACTACAAGTGGTACGTTAACTTTTAACAAGAATAATGTGTCAGTAGAAACTGTAACTCTTGTAATAACTTATATAGGTGATATCACATTAAGCGTAGAGGTAGAGTGTGTTCAAGCTGCATCATTAAGTATTGTTCAAATAGTGCTTACCAATGATTATGACTCAGGTCAAACCATTAATAGTCAGTATAGATATGTAATTGGTTCATTTACATCTCCATTGCAATCAACATTTGTAATATTTGCTAGTGGAACAACAAATCCGCTTGTCTCTTTGTATAATATTACTACCAACTATGTAGGTACGGGTGGGTTCCCTCCTGCGGGAAGTACAATGAGTTTGATTTCAAACAAACTTGCTACTGATACTTTTGTGTTTAACTCTGCTACCGACAAGTTTAGATACCTTGCATCAGATACATTATACGCTAATACTACAGCGGGCATTAATTCATTATTAGCCTTAACTACTATAGCAACGCCTAATTTAGGTAGTGGTTCTTATAACTATGCAAATTTTACAGTACCTGCACTTGAAGATTATTTGTATTTAATATGGGACTTTAGGTCATCTTCTCCTGTAGAGTTGTGTTATTCAGCAGCAAGTGCAGAAGATGCTTGTTGTGGATGCGTGTTATCTCCTGTCTCGTACAATTGTGAAGATGGAGATTGTGTAGACCCATTAGATGGCAGTGGAGTTTATGCAACCTTAGTTGAGTGTCAAGCAGCTTGTGCTGCACCAACAACGGTTACATTAGATTGGACTGTTGGTCAGCAATCAGGAGGAGCATTGGTAATATTTAACAATGTAATGTCTCAAATATTAAACGTAACGTCTACAGCAGGAAGTGCTCAAAGTGGAACAATATATCCATTGATAAGCGAGTTACCTTACACCATCCGTGGTGAGTGGGTGTCAGGTTCAGGAAACATTATACAATTTAACTTATGTGATATAATAGGTGGCGGAACAATATTTACAAGTGGAGAGATTACTAACGTAGAGGGTTATGAGGACTATTTAGTTACTCCAACCCCTGTTCACGGATTAGTAAATCTAACTGCACAAAATGTAACACCACCTACTTGTCCTGTATAATTAAAATAAAATATAAAAAATGGCAACAAGTTCAGTATATTATTTAAATGCACCATCACTTGGTTCGGCAACTGCCGTGTTTACAAATAGCACATTAGCAACTTGTGCTGCGGATGGATTTTATTCAGATGGAGTAATAGTAAGAGAGCAGGTTGGATGTGTTTTATTACCACAACAAACTTGCCCTACGTGTGATGGCGTTTCATATAACTGTGTTGAAGGAGTTTGTACAGACCCGGGAGATGGAAGTGGAACATATGCTACATTAGGTGCTTGTCAAGCGGTATGCGGTTCAGGTGAGTCATACAATTGTATAGACGGAGTTTGCGTTGACCCCGGAGATGGTAGTGGAACATATGCTACATTAGAAGGGTGTGAGAGTGCTTGTAATCCTGAGGTATATACTATTGATTCATTTGCAACAGGCACATCAGTTCTTGCTTGCACTACAGGAAGCCCATCAGTTACTATTTATGCATTACCGGGATATACGGTTCCAATTGTTACAATGATTTTTTATACCGATTTGGCTTTAACAACTCCTTATGTTGGTGGTGTGGGATGGCGTAAATTTACAAATGGTACTACAAACTATGCAGGAGAAGTTGACGCTACAGGAGAACTTACAAATTATGTAACTTGCTAATAAATAACTATGCCAAATTATACATTATCATATAGCGATTTAGTAGGGGGATGGGTATCCTTCTACTCCTACAATCCTGACTTTATGATAGGGATGAACAATTATTTTTACACGTTCAAAGGTGGTAATCTTTACAGACATAACGTAAATGCTAATAGGAACACATTCTACGGCACTTTTACGGCTTCGTCTATACAAAGTGTGTTTAACACGGCACCCCTTGAAAACAAGCTATTTAAGACCATTAACATACAAGGGGACGCTGCTTGGGCTGCGACATTAGAAACAGACTTACAGTACTCAGGATTTATAGACGTGAATTGGTTTTCTAAAAAAGAGGCTGCTTTTTTTGCGTTTATAAGAAACAACTCAGTTGGAGAACTTGCACTTAGAAGTGTAAATGGTATCGGCAAAAGCTACCAAGTAACCGGTTCGGGAGCGGCTGTGATAGTTAAGTTTGTTGTAGAAATAGGAAGCATCATTAGTATTGGAGATTATCTGTACTATTCAGTATCTCCATATGTAACACCAATACTTGCGGGTAAGGTAACAGCAATAACTATTGACACGCCAAATGCAATCAATCAACTTACTATAGATAGCACAATTTCAGGAACAACACCCATACCAATACAAGATGCGTTTTTCTTGTACATTAAAAACTCAGTAGCTGAGTCTCACGGGGTGTTAGGACATTATTGTACATTTACACTATCAAACGTATCTACAAGTAAAGTTGAGTTGTTTGCGGTGCAGTCAGATGTTATGAAAAGTTTTCCTTAAATTTAATATCTTTGTAAGAATATGGAATTGTATATACGAGAACTGAACGAAACAGACTACGATGAGATACTCGTAGGATGGTGGAAAGATTGGGGATGGAGTGCTCCTTCAAAGGACTTTCTTCCTCGTGATGGTAGAGGTGGTATAATGGTTTTAGATGAGGAAGTTCCGGTTTGTGCAGGGTTTATGTATATCACTAATTCAAAGGTAGCTTGGGTAGATTGGATAATATCGAACAAGGAATATACGAAGAAGCCACAAAGAAAAGACGCCATTAAGTTATTGGTGTCAGCATTAACAGATATATGCAAGACGGCAGGCAGTAAATATGTTTACGCATTAATAAAAAACGAAAGTCTTATAAATACCTATCAAGAACTAGGGTATGTAAAAGGAAGTAATTATACAACAGAAATGATAAAAATATTATAATATGGCAGTCACAACAGCAATAGTAATCGGTGCAACAGCAGCAGTAGCAGGGACCTCGATGTCATTTATTCAAGCAGGCGAGCAAAAAAAAGCACAGCGTCAAGCTGAAAAAGATGCTGATGAGGCATTAGCTAATGCACGTAAAAAACTTGAAACAAATGTTTATGCTGAACAAGGAATAAAAAAAGAACCATATGAGTTAGAAAGAGAAGCATTGCTTTCTCAAGGTGCTATGGCTATTCAAGCCGGTGTAGAAAGTGAAAGAGGTGCGGCTGCAACAGCGGGTCGTGTTCAATTAGCACAACAACAAGGTCAAGCAGCAGTTAGAAGTGCAATGGGTCAAGAGTTAACTAATTTGGAGAATAAACAATTAGCAGAAGAAAGTCGTCTTAGTGATATTGGTGTTCAATTAGATTTAGGACAAGTAGAAGGTGCTCAGTTAGCTTCGGCAAATGCTGAAAGATTAAGTGCACAAGCGATGCAACAAGGGTTTCAGGGATTAACAAGTGTTGGGCAACAACTTATTGCTGCTGCTCCTTTATTTGGCACAAGTGGAGCCGATGCAAGTCAGGTAAGTGCAACACCATTAGAACAACCTGAATATATGACTAGAGCAAGTTTAACTATGCCTGCTGCTCCTCAAACCATTAATCCAAATCTTCAGCCTGCTAATATTATGCCTAAAAATCAATATATTAATCCTAATCTTCAGCCTGCTAATATCAGTCCAATAGGAGGAGATGCTAGATTACCTTATCAAGGTTATCAAGCTCCATTGCCTCTTTATTTACAAAATCAACAAGGTTTTAGATTTAATAATCCATATACGTATAACAATCCTTTTGATATATACGGTAAAAGAAATTAACTATGGCAACATATTATAAATATGCAGAACGAAGTGCGGATAGTCAAGTAAATTGGGCTGAAGTAGGGAAAGGTATCTCTGATATGCTTGCTGACGAAGTAAAGATTCGTGAAGAAAAGAAAGCTGCAATTGATAAATCAACTCGTGAGTTTCAGCAAACTTTACAGAATGCCCCTCAGGGTCAGTTTCAAGATGCCAATAAGTTTACCAATGACTATGCTCATTCTATGATGGAGCAGCAAATGATTGATACCAAGTTATTAAAGTCGGGTAAAATGAAGTTGCAGGATTATACTTTAAGAAGACAAAACTATATAGACGGAACAAATACGTTATTTGATTTACAAAAACTATATCAAGAGAATTATAGACAAAAAATGGAAGGCGTTCAAACCGGAGAATTTCAACCATTAACAGGTGCTAATATGGCATCAGTTGAGGGATTTGGTGATTTTTCAAAATCAAAAGCCGTAATTGACCCTGCAACAGGAGTTGTAAATGTTGGTATATTAGAACCTGACCCAAACAATCAGGGTGTAATGAGGTTAACTAATGATGTAGTTCCTGTTAATGTTATTAGGGGAAAAATATTAACAAATATACCCGCTTTTAAAGTTGAAGAGGCAATGAATAGCACTGTTAAAACTTTAGGAAATAGAATAAAAGTATTACAAGAAATTGCAACTCAAACAAAAGCAGGAAGCATTACAAAACTAACAGGAGGAGCAATAGATTCTGCTAAATACCCTCAATTTAAAGATGATGTAGATAAATTTAATAAAGCAGTAGATGAAACTGTAAAGTCTTACTTTGCAGACCCATATCATTTATCATCTGTACTTACAATGCAGGTAGGTAATTATGATGGTACATCATTTACGTATGATAAAGAGTTAGCTAAAAAAGACCCAAGCAAATTGCTTTTAAAAATAAACCCAAGCACAGGTCTTGGTATATTAGATGAATCAGGTGCTCATTACAAAGCACAAGAACAAGAAGCTAAGGATTGGGTTAAGACTCAATTGTTAGCTAAAATGGATAGCAAGGTAGAGGTTGATTTAGGAGGCTTTGCCCCACAACCAAGACAGCCATCTCAATATGAGTATGAGAGAGCCGATGCTAGAAAAACAGAGAAAACTGCAGTAGGGGCTTGGAATCAATTATATACAGGCAAGACAGCGGCTGAGAAACAGGCGGCAGCAGATATATTATTAGGTACATCAAAGGCTCAGGACTTAGGTTTACTTGGTATTGATGTAAGTACTCCGGGTCGTGTTAAACTTATGTATGTTGACCCTAAAAAGAATAGAGATATTCCAATGATTGACGGAAGTGGCAACCCTATTGGCATATATGATTTTTCAGCTATAGGAACAGAACTTCACGGAGTAACAGATAGGAATGAAGCTGTAAAAGCAAGTGGTGGGGGAAATGGATATGGTGCATTAACAAAAGAGCAATTGAAAGACGTTAAAGCTACAAGAGCAGGAGGTGGAGGAGTTGCTCCTGTGGTAAATATACTTCCTGAATTGTTTACCGTAAGGTCAGGACCGTCAACTAAATCATTACAAAGTTTATTGGGTCCTTCTTTTAAAGTAACCGATATGGGAGGTCCTTTTGGAAATGATGTTGAAGTTACTGCACCAAATGGTCAGAAATTTACTTATAATGCAAACTTAAAGAAAGATGAAGCTGCAATAGCAAAAGCAGACCTTGAACAATTTATAAAAGTTAATGGAGCACCGGTAGGTGGTTCAGGTGGTGGTGGGGTTGATTACGGTAACAAATAAAAATTGAAAAAATGGACGAACAAGTAATTGATGACTTATATAGTAGAGCAGTCTCAAAAGGTTATGCAAAAAGTAAAGGAGAGTTTGTTCAGTTACTTCATAGCGATAATGAAGTCTTTAACGATATGTATTCATACGTAAAAGAAAAAGGTTACCAAAAAACGCCTGATGACTTTTCATCTTTAGTTGGTAAAAAAAAAGTCGGTACGGAATCTCCTTTGGCAAATGGTTCTTTGGCTTCACAAAAACCTACTGAAACAGTTATTGTTGGTCCAATGGGGATGACGGGTTTGCAAAGAACAAAAGAATATAAGCCCGCAGACGAGTTTGAAGGTAAGGGCGTTGGGTATATTGTAGGAGATTTACTTAAGACGGCAGGAAAGGGTGCGGTTAAATTCCCTGCAGATGTTTTAGAAACAGCATCAATAGCAACTGCAGGAATAAAAAATTTAATAGCCAAGACGGGAGCAGTAGAAGAGTCCGATGCTTCAAAGTTTACCATATACAAGGGTGCTCAAGAATACAAAAAGTTATTAGATGAAGTAATCCCAACGGATAAAGATATTTCAAGTGGTTTTTGGGGACAAACTGCAAAGGCTATTGGTGAAATGGTTCCAATTATTCTATCAGGATTTACAGCAGGAGGAGCCAAAACAGTAGCTATGGCTGCAGCAAAGAAAGGAACAAAACTTGAGTCAGTTATAAACTATGGTAAGGGGTTGGCATCAAGAATGGCTACGCCTCAAGGTGCGTTAACAATTTCTCAAGTAGCTGCACCATCTTATGAGCAAGCTAAAAATGAAGGGGCTACAGAAAATGAAGCATTAACTTATGCTATTCAAAATGCGTTGGTTTCCTACCCAATAGAAATGCTTCCTGTAGACGGGTTGTTTAAAAGATTAGACAGGGCGTTGGTAGGGAACAAAGGAGTTGAAATTTTAAAAAGAGCGGTTATTGGCGGTTCCGAAGAAGCCATCACTGAAGGTATTCAGAATATATATGAGAATGTAAGTGCCAATCAAATTTATGGTACGACAAAAGAAATACTTGACGGTGTGGGTAATGCTTCTGCAGTTGGCGGAACTGTTGGTGCAATAATGAATGGTGTGCTTACGGCTTTATTAGGAAGAAGAGCAAGGGCTACAACAACAGAGGAAAAAGAACAGTTAGATAAATCAATACAAGATGTAAAAGGGAAAGTAGAGCAAGTAGACTCTAACAATAAAAAGTTTGTAGAAACTATTAATATTCTTGAGCAGTCTAAGCCAAGAACTTTAGCTTATGGTAGTGCAGAGTATAATTTTATGGAATCTACTGACGGGAATCTTGAACTTGCACAGGATGATATAACTAAAGAACAAGCAGAAGGTATAATTAAAAATCTTTCAAGTACATATAAAAAGATTGAGTTTTCAGTTGAAGAGGTAGAGCCTGAAGACCCATATAAACCTACTACATATAAAGTTATTGGTAAACCAATTAAAACAGAACAAGATGCCATTCAAGAACAAACAACAGATGAAAGCGTGCTACGCACAGAACAACCCGAAGTGGGATTGCAGCAAGTGGTCGAAGGAGACCAAGGACTTGAAGTCGCTGCCACAGGGACCCAAGAAGTCGCTCCTGAAAGTGGGACGCAAGAAGTAACGCCACCAATTAAAGAGGTTCACAATACTAATAATAATTTATCAGATATAGGAACTGAACAAGAATATGCAAATTATCTTAAATCTATATTTCCAAATAGCAAAGTAAAAGACATAGTATATCATAGAAGCAATGAAAAGTTTGAAGAGTTTGATGATACCAAAAGAAATAAAGAAACAGGTAATCTTTTTGATTTTTCTAAAACAAAAGATAACGTTCAATATGGAGAAAATTTATATCCGGTTATTCTTAATGTAAATAATTTAGGAGAAGGATTTGTTTTGAATGAAGGAGTAGATGGAACAACAAGTGAGGTAATGGGTGGGGAAAAGATATATTCAGTACCAAATAGCGAACAAATTCATATCTTAGGTAATAAAGCAGATATAGAAGGGTTTAAGAAATGGAAACAATCACAGCAAGTGTCTTCAAAGACACAAGCACCTAAGTTTGTTAGAGACATCTCTGCCCTTATTACTCCGGCTACAGTGCGTGGATTTAGTCCAATTACTGAAAGGATTAAGAAGTTGTCATTGAACTATGACAAACTTGTTAAGCAATACGCTAAAAAGAAAGACCCTAAAGTTCTTGCTAAAATAAAAACTGCGGAGACTCAAATATTAAATGATACCAAGCAGGAGATTATCGACTCAGTTGCACAAGTGGATGGTGTGGCTGTTCAGTTTAAAGATACTAAGCGTGGTTTATGGGATAAGAAGTTTGAACCATCGTTCAATATGACTTTGTCAGTTAGTCCTCAGGCTGATACTAAAAAGTTAAGCGATTTATTATTTGACTTTGCAGAGAAGTATTCTCAAGATGCATTTATATTGGAAACTGAATCAGAGTTGCACGATGAATGGGTTGATGGCAAAATAAATACACCTCTTTCTGAAAAAGATAGTAATGGATTAACTAATTATCCACAAATTATTTATACATTTGCTGAACCAATAACTGACGAACAATTGTCAGACCTGTCTGTAGAGTTAGAAAACAATGGTATTGGTGCATTTAATATAAATAATAATGAACTTCAGGTATCAGTAATTTTTACGCAAGACCAAGATATTAATTTAACTAAAGATGAACAATATGAAGAACGAAAAAGAGATTACAAATCAAGACTTGAATCAACAGAAAACGCTGTCTTTTCCGTATTCGGAAGCAATGGAAATGGCTCGCTCGACATTCGCATCAAGAAATCTTCTTACCAAGGAGCAACCAATGAAGGCACCGATGACCAAACAAGACAATACGATAGGAGTGACGTTCTTAAAGCGTTCCAAGAGTCAACCACAAAAGTAGAAACACTTGCAGTTGAACTTGCTGACTTACGCCAAAAAGAAATAGACCTTCAAAAAGAAGGCAAAAAATTATCTCCTGAAGACCAAACTAGATTTAACGATTTAATTAAAAAGGTACAGCCCGTTGTACAGCGTACATTTGAGGCAAATAAAAAACTATATGAAGACGCTAAGGCTGAGGTAGAGGGTATCGCTCAAGATGCTATCTCTAAAGTTGACGCATCCATATCTCCATTCCCAATCAAACGTGCCGAGCGTGCATCTGTTAAAGCTATCAGGTGGTATAATGCATTTACCGAAAAACTTGGTGATGGCTCACGTGTAAATATAGTAGTAGATACTGACGCTAATGCTGACAAAGTATTTAAATTTATTGACAAGAAGTATCCGGGTGATACAGGAGTAAGAAGAATCACTGAGACTACGGACCTAGGTTATCCAAAAAGACTTATTGAGATTCGTACATCTAATGGTACGCTTGCAGAAATTCAAGTGATTACTAATGAAGCCTATTTGGCTAAAGATGGCATCAAAGGATTTACCGGAGATGAGAAACAAAAAGCTACAGCTAAACAAAAATTAGACGCAGTACGTGCTCGTCTTGGTTGGAATATACCTGATGGGCTTGGTCATTATTTCTACGAAATTCAAAGAGATACCAATGTAGATGATACTTTAAGAGATGAAGCTGCAAGGTTAAGTGACTTATACTACGATGGATTTACTAATCCAAAGTCTACACTTGCTGAATCATTTATGAATGATGTAGAAGCATTTAAAAATAATGTAGATGCTGCTGACAAATCACAATGGGACGTAGGCAATAATGGTAAGGCTCCACAATCTTTAATAGATTATAAACCTGTTCAAGCTGAAGCTGTACTTATGATAGAAGAAGAGCAGTTTATTCCTATGAAAGCGTCTGAGGTTAAGAATGATGCGTTTACAAAAGACAACGCAATAGACTATATTGAAGATGAAAAAGATACTGATAGCGGAAGAACTGTAACATATATCTCATCACTTACCGTTGAAGCACGTAATATAGATGGTGAACCTATTGGAACAATAACAAAAATTACTGATGAAGATAAAATATTCTCATTTACTGCAACAGATATTGATGGTAATGAGATTAATTTTGATGGATTTGAGACATTAGGAGAAGCCAAGCAAGCACTTGCTGACAAGAATAATAAGATTCAGAAGAAAGAATTTGATAAAGAGCAAAAGAAGCAAGCTAAAGAAAAAGCTAAAGTTGAAGCTAAAAAAGCTAAAGCTAAAGCAAAGGCTCAGCCTACAGTGGAAGAACAAGTAACAGGTGCATTAGATGATTTACTTGCATTAGACCCTAACGATAAAACTACATTAAAGAAAATATCAAGCAGCCTTGACCAAGTAATTAAGGATATTAACAAGTTTGAGAAAGAAAATCTTGGTGTAAATATAGCATTGCCCATAATGAAGACCATCATTAAAGCAATTAAGGTATTGGTTGACGCAGGTGTTGTATTGCAAGATGCAATTAAAAGAGTTGCCAAAGATAATAATGTAAATAGTCGTGATGTAATTGATGGTATCAATGCCATTAGTCAGATTGTTCCTATTCAATCTCAGTATGATGCATTAATGGTAAAGGCTGATGATTTAATTGCACGTCAAAAATCAAGAAATATAGCTGACGCTAAGATAGTATCTAACTTAGATACGTTTATTAGAAACTCAGATATTTATAAAGAGAGTAATGATGCACAGAAAAAGATAATGGAGCGTGAGAGTAGGCTTAAAATGGGAGTTAGCCCTAAGCGTGCCGTGTCAATTGGGCGTGTACTTGGTGCATTAAAAGATATTACCAATATATCAAGAGAAGAAAAGATGCTTGTCATCAAGCAAATTAGAGACTTATCAAGAGATGCAGCTAAGGAATTAGCTAAGGATATTAGAGAAATGGCATCAAAAGGAAAGATTACATCAATCCAAGCCGCTAATATTGTATCAAGATTTGGCAAAGTAAATATGCTTAATGAGATTTCAGTGTCAAACTTTGTTGACTATATGGCTAAAGTATTTGCAAACGCAGAGTATGCTGATAAGATTGATGTAGCTAAGAGTAAGTTGAAGATGGCTAAGAAAAATATTGTTACCAAGATTGGTATTGCTGATGGTTTAGTTGGAAAATTAAATCAATTATTTTCTATGAATCCAACACTTATACCTAATGAATATCTTGGTCGTTACTTAGAATTAGTTGATATGTTTGGTGCAAGACAAGCAGTGCTTACGCTTGACGAGAAGTCTACAGTAACTAAAGATGTTCAAGCAATTCTTGATGAGATTGACAACGAGCAGTCAAAAGCTGATGAGTTAGCTGATAGATTCAATGCTTCTGAGAATAAAGTATTTAAAGATGACGAGTTAGACTACGCAGCATCAATTAAAAAAATGCTTGACGGTAAAGAGATTGACGAGAAGGAAGCAGATACTATGCGTAAATATAAAGAGGATATTGCTCCTCAGGTTGAAGAGACTGAACTTACTGAAGAAGAATTAGCGACAGAAAGAAAAGAACTAATTGACGCAGTAAAAAAATCTACCATTGATGGCTCCGGTCTTTCTACTAAAGATGAAAGAGATACAGTAAAAGAATTAAGCAGACTTATTGGTACTGACGCAGTAGATGGCTTAACCAATACTGAATTAAAAAACCTGCTTAAAGTTATTGATAACATTAACAATAACTACTTACCTCACTACGGAGAAATAATGTTAGAGAAGTTAGATGGAATTAATAATGATAAGGTTTTAACTAACGCTGTTGAGAAAGGTAAGATGTATAAGTTCTCTCAGTTGTATTCAAAAGTAAAAGCTGCAGTTGCAATGCAAGGAAGAACAGGTGTGTTAGAAATGATTAGAAGAAACCCTTTATTTTATATTGACCAATTATTTGGAAACTTTAAAACGAAAGAAATATTTAATTCATTATTCAATGAGCCTGCAAAAGCTGTTGCTATATTTAAAAATCAATTAAATAGAGTTCAAAACATATTAGAGAAAGCAGAGCAAAAAGTTTCAAAGTCATTTAAACTTGACCCAAATAAGACAACAATGTCTAAGTTTAAGATGATGACCTATATGGTTCAGCTTGAATTTGAATCTAACAAAGGGAATAAAGAAGTAAATCCTGCATCTGAGTATTTAAAAGCTACCATCAAGCATATTGACGCAGGCAAGTCTCGATTTGGAGAACGTGACGCAGAAATGCTGCAAAAAATACTTAATGAATTTGCTCCTGATGGCAACATTGACAACGAAAAATTGTATAATTCATTTAATCAAGCTGAGAAAGATGCCATTAAAGATATTCGTGGTATAAACGAATCACTAAGAGAGAAGGCTGAATTTACTGCAGCTATTATTCGTGGTGATAGGATTGACCCATTGAATAACTATGTACACTTGAATGTATTACACGAGTATCAGCCAAATGATTTAACATCAGGCAGTGCGTTTGTAACTGAGTATAACAATGCGATGAGACCATCTACTAAAGCAAAGTCTTTGATAGCGAGAACAGGTAAAGTATCTCCATTGAACTTTGACGTATTTGCAAGTGCTCAGCGTGGTGCTAAGTTTGTATTGATGGATTACAATTTAACAAGACCAATACGTACAGCTCGTAAGACAATCAATGGCACCATTGCTAATTTAGAAAGTAAAGGAAGAGTGCCTAAAGAAAAAAGACAAATAATAAATGCTATCAATGCTGCATTTGAAGAAACTATTGAAGGATTATTGACAAATACATTCACTCAAGATTCATTTTTCGATATAGCTTCTGATTATATAAGCAGACAAGGATACCGTGCAGTACTTGCAGGAACAAGTAGGTTTATATCTGAGTTAAGTTCAAACATTGGCTTTGCAGTAATTAGTGACCCTAAAGCACTTGCTACAGGTGTAAAATACAGAGGTGTTATTATGTCTTCTGATGCTCCTATGATAATGGAGAACTTAAAAAGTAAACAAACTAATAGAATATTCCCTACAGATACATTATCAGGAAGATTAGTCGATACGTCAATATTAGGTCAAGCAAGCGGTATTAGAGGTGCTGTATCAAAAAATCCTGTAAAAAATAAAATTCAGCAGATTTATAACTTATCCGGTAAGAAATATGTTAATGCAGTTGAGCTTCAGGCTGATGCTTTAATATCTACACCGGATAAGGTTACTATGAGACCTATGTGGTTTGGAGCATTTGCTAATCAATTTTTAAATATAACAGGCAAAGAAGTTGACTTTGATAAGATTGCAGCAAATGATGAGGCATATATGGAAGAAAATAAAGAGGCTCTTGATAAAGCTACCGAGCTTGCAGATGAAAGGTCTGTAATGGTTGGAGCTACAGACAATCCATTTATGGGAATCTTAAAGGGAACTGTAAAACCTGACCAAAGTTCTTCATTAAAAGCATTTAATAACTTCAATAACTTTATGACAAAGTTCTTGATATTTGAATACGTTACAGCACGTACAGCTATTAATGCAGCGGTTGGTAACGGTTCATTGACTAAGGAACAAGGTGGTGCTGTTCTTGGAGCGGTTGCAACACGTATGGTTTTGTATGGATTAGTTCTTCAAATGATGGGCACAGGTCTTATGGGATTATTCTTTGATGATGATGAGCCTGAAACAGAAAAGTCATTTATGCAGAAACTTGGTCAAGCATTTGCTTCTGCATTTAGTTCATTATTAATTGGAAGAGACTTTGGTAATGCTATTAAGAATGTATTGAACTATGGAATAGAAGAAGCAAATGAAAAATACCTTGATTTTTTAAGAGAGGGAGAATATGACCCGTATAAAGACGGTATTGCTTATACATTAATACCAAGAGACGATAGCAGACAAACAGATTTAGGTAAACTGCTTATGAATATGGGAGGTTCTTATACACCTGCATTAAATACTGCTGCTCTTATCTTTAAAAAAGCAACAGAGAAAGAAAAAGTACAAGAAGAAGCTATTGCGAGGAGTGAAAGAGAACTTAAGGTAAGGGTTCCTCTTGAGGTATTAGGTAATGCAGGTCTTATTCCTTTGTATAAAGATATTCGTAAGGCTGTAATGAAAGATATGTATAAAGACCTTGAGAAAGCTGAGAAGACTAAAGGAGATAAAAAGAAAGTTGAATCTGAAAAACTTCAAGGATTTAAAAACCAAGAGGATATGAAACGTTATGATTACGACCTTTGGTATAGAACATTCGGACCTGACGCTGTTGACTTTGATGCAAAGCAAGCAGAAAAAGCTATTAAGAAAACAAAAGATAGCTTGGAGAGAGCAATGAAAGATGAGATGTATGACTATACTCCTAAATCTAAAAAAGGATTTGGCTCTTCAGGATTTGGTGGAACGCAAAGTAAAAGTAAAGGTGGATTTGGAACAAGTAAATTTGGTAAAAATTAAATATAAATTGTATGAAAGAAGGTTTAAAAATGATTAAGAGAGCCGATGGCTCTACATCAAAGCGTGGTTTGTGGGATAACATCCGTGCTAATGCAGGTAGTGGAAAGAAGCCAACTGCTGCAATGCTAAAGCAAGAAAAGATTATAAAGAAAAAAGAGGCTAAACGAACCTAACATACTTAAGTTCTTTCTGCTTATCATAGTACACCATCATCTCTAAGTCCGAGAACGAGTTTTCACGGGGAGGTCTCCCTCCCCACTTAATCTCTCCTTGTAATTTATTGGCTTTACCGTAGATGATACCATCTTCGCACGCCCATATAAGTACGGGCATAATTCTTTTGTCTATAAGTTTAACTAACTTTCTTGCTGATAGTGGAAGCGGGTATGCGTTGTGCATTGTACGGATACGACCCTTAACCTCTGCGTAGGCTATTAGATTTTT